TTACACCTGGAGCGTCTGCCTTCTTAATCATATAAGAAGGAATACCATCAATGTACATCACAAATCTGTTTGATACTGTAGGTTCAAACGCGGTGAACATTATTTCATTAGGATCCAATACTGGCATTGTATGTTAAGTTTTATTCTACTTATAAATATTCGACAACGAATTTATTTATCTTCTTCTTTCTTTTCTTCTTTAGCCTCTTCCATTGAACCTGCTTCTTGATCAGCTTTTTGATTAGCCTTTTTATCTTTTATAGCAGCGTTTGTTGCTAAAGCGCCAACTGTACCTAAAGTACCTAATCCTGCAAGAAAATTTTGAAACTCATTAGTACTCATGTCAAGTGCAAGTTTTAAAGACTGTATGAATTCTTCAGGATTGCCTTGCATAGCATCTATAACAGAAGACATAACAGACTCACTAACTCCACCTTCTTTTACTTCATCTTTAGAAGATTCCATTTCTTCAATCTTCTTATCTAAAGCTGCTTTAGCTTTTTTTAATTCTTCTAAAGAGTGTGGTTTTTTTTCAGTAGTTTCAACTTTTTCTTCTTCTACTTTTTTCATTCCGTCTTTAGGAGCTTTCTTTTCTTTCACAACTGTCCAGTCACCATAGGCTTTACCACCTTTTTTGGCTTCAGTCAATGTCAATTGTGCTTTTACACTCTCGTATAAGTGAGCAGGTACTTTAATCCTCAATATTGTATTATCGTTCATCTTAAGGTTATTTTATTTTATTGACCAAATGTTGTGCCAGTTGGAAGAATGTTGAAGTCAAGTTGAATGAATTCCGCAGTCTTTGTAGGCTGTAAGTAAATTGTACCAACCAATTGGTTACGATCTACTACATCTGGTGTATTGTTAGTCTCATCCATTACTACTTGGAATGCATAAAGACCTTGTCTTTGTTGTACTGATTCTAAGTATGGATTAACTTGATTTAAGAATTTATTACGAGTTACCTGAGTATTTGGTTCAAACACGATTGTTTCACCGATTTGACCGATATAGTCTTTAAGAGCAATCAACAATCTTCTTACATTTACACGATCAAGTGCAGATGGTTTTTGTTGAAGTGTTTTCTGACCATATATTACCGTACCAACTCCAGGGAATGTAGCAATTGGGTTAACTTTACCTTGATAAAGCAAATTCCTATCATTAACAGTTAATTTTCTTTCTGGCTGAAGTACTGTAGATAAAGCGCCTCTATTAAGACCTGCTGGTGCAAACCATTCAGCGGCAACTTTATCATTGTATTCGTAAACTGCTGGTACTAATGTAGAAGCAGGAACAAAGTTTATTTTACCAGTTTCACGACTTCTAACTTGTACCCATGGCCAGTAAGTTGCAGCATATGAGTTATCATACAAATTAGCCTGACTAATAACAGTATTTAATTGTTGTCCATAAGATGTCATGTCTACAACTGAAATTGCATCTCCTCTATCTTGTACGAGAGCTACTATACTATCTATTGTAGTTTTTGCATTCTGGCTATTTAATCCTGGTGCATATACTACATTCACATTATATGAATCTTGATTTTCAAGTAAACTAAGTGCAATAGCATAATCTGCAGGATGAATACCTTGAATATTAGTTGCTGGAGAGCTTACTACTGAGTTTGCAACTGGTATAGCTTCAAACATATTTAAAGGAGCTTTACCAAATGAACCGAATATAGCTCCTGTTGCAGTAGAGAACGCACCATCAACAGATCCAGATCCTAATTGAGGAAGTGAAGAAGTAAATTGGTTTTGTGCAACTCCAGTTTGATCAAAATATCCAGGAGTAGGAAGATTAACAGATTTAATTCTTACGTAACGGCTCTTATTTTGATAAGATCCTGTAGTTTGTAAATAGTAATCTCCAGTAGAATCTTGACGAATTGCTTGTGTTTGATCACCAATTACGTATGCAATGTAATTATTTTGATTTGGATCTAATGAAAGATTATTCCAAGTTTCAAGAATAGTTTTACTATTGTTGTAATCATCACCACGGCGGATAATGATACTAAATACACCTGAACCAGAATCAACTCCTGTTACTTCCCAACGTATATTAGCAGAAGACCCTGATGGTAAAGAACCATCTACAGAAGTTCCACCTAAGTTGTTCATTAAGTTACCAACAGAAAGTGTTTCTAATTCAAAAGAAGTTGTGCCTCCAAAAGAAGCTACAGAAGCAGTTGCAGGTCCATAAGAACCAGAAGCTACTCTAGTAACAAGAAGAGAATCTCCACCTTGTTCAAAATAGTTAAGCGCTGCAATTGAAGTTAGATATTCATAGTTAGCTCCACCAGAAACAAATGCAGCTCCAAAAAGAGCTTTATATTCTGAGTATGAAGTTACTAATGTTGGAATATTTACAGGTCCAATTACTGTAGGTCCTAAAAGAGCTGCGCCAGCAGCAATAGGTCCTTGTGTTATTTGGGATAGATCGTTTTCATTTAAGAAAACTCCTGGGCTAATGAGTGTTTCGGCCATTTATATTATTTTTATCTAGTAATAAATATCTATCCTTTATTCAAAACACTTTATTCAAATTCTCCAGTCTCGATATTTATGTTGATCGTTCCGTATTTTCCTCTTAGTTCTTCAAAAAGTAAAGTTTCAGATTTTTTTAATTCCTTTATTTTTTCTTTTTGTGTATCCATCAACAATTCTAAAACTGTTTTTTGATATTGTAACTCTCCTAATGCAGATGCAATTTCTAAAGAATCTTTTCTAATTGCGTGAAGTCTTTCTAATTCGTTTTCTGTTAATTTTCCCATAACAAACTTTTATAATAAATATATAAACTAATGTAAGAAATAAAACGGCCCTCTAATTATAGAGAGCCTATTTTTATATTAAAAAAACAAAGTCAATTTATTTTGTACTTTTCTTTTTAACAGCAGCCTTCTTTTTAACTGGCTTTTTAACTTCAACTACTTCCTCAACTTTAGCAGGAATAGGAGCATTCACATCTGGTTGTACAGCTGGAGGAGCTGGATCAAAAGTTGGGTTTAAAGGAGCAGGAGTATCTTTACTGATTTCTTCTACTTTGCTCTTCCTAGAAGTAGCAATGAAATATGCAGCGACACAAGCAACTGCAAGAACTAGAATAATTTGTAACATAAAATTAGCGTTTATTTATAAATATATGAAAATAATAGAAAAATAAATTTTTATCCAATTTGTACTACTCTGTATTGTCTTGTAGTAGGATCAGCTAACTTAAGTTCATCAGCTTTTAATTGTGCTTCTGGTTCATTGTCATATTCATAAATTGGATCATCTGGACTTAATCTTGCTACCCAAATTTGATCACTTCCTGGTATGAATTGCATTTGTACTTGATACATAAAAATTGTTTTTTATTTTATATAAATATTGATTAACAAGCTACTGGAGCTCCTAATTCTATATAAGCGGTTAATGATATCTCAATATCACTAGTGACACTACCATAATCATATTGGCATGTTGTTTGATTATTACCAGGACAAGTAGCGCTTAAAGCATAATCAAAATAAATGTATTGAGCTGTATCACTATTATAAGCTTTAACAGAAAGACTAGTTCCGCTTGTAAGATAGACCGGTGCGAATAAAGAACAAATAGCAGGATTTGCAGCCGCAGTTCCTATAAGAACAGATGTATTCCAGCTATTAGTGCTATAATAAAATTGAATTCCAGTTGATGATGTGTCTCCTCTTTTTCCTCTAAATTTGACAATGTAAGGAGCACAAAACGGTGTAATTCCAAAATATCCCATATATTAAAAATTTAAGGTGGTGAGTCTGGATCAATCCATCCAGCATTTAAATCCCAACAAACTATATGTAATATATTAGGACTTGCTGATGATAAATTCCATTTATATGGATAGCCTCCAGGCACTGTTCCTGTAGCAGTAGCAGTATGCCCAAATAAAAAATTGGTGCTAGTTAAACTACCAGTATTATCAAACGGATATGCTGAATGTAATTCGATTCTAGGTGCTGTAAGTGCAGTAAAGCTATAATGATACAAATATATATCTGAATATGACCCTGATCCTCCTCCTGATATGCTTATTCTATAGTAAAGATACTGATATAACGGTGTTGGAGTAGTAAATTCATTCCCTGAACAGCTTCCGTTTTGGGTGTGGTTATAGGAAAACCAATCAGAAGATGCATAGGGATCATTTGTAGTATAATTAGTGTAGCTACCAGGTTTTGAAGTTGAGTTTTGATTTATAGTAGTAAATCCATAGCCTCTATTACCATTTAAGCATCCTAAAAAAGCAGCTTTAACATCACTAGTTTTACCTGTGTTTTGTAACTCAGTTAAAATGTCATTAAATGATATTTGTCCACTACTAGGTAATGCCATAACTATTTAAATTTTTAACAAGGTGTAGAAGTAACAGAAATTCCTGTACCAGGTCCATAAGAAAAAGTATTGTCTCTAATACAAGGTGTGTTTTCAGTAGTATTAGTACCAACACTTCCACCAGTTGAAGCATTATTTACGCACGCATTACCTACCCAACTTGTACCTATAGCTTCAGTAGTTATAGTATAAACAGAACATGTAATTGCTTCAGTGGTTGTAGTCGTAGTTGTACTTGTAGTTGTTGTTGTCGTAGTTTCAGGTACAGGTACACCTTCTCCAAATACTGCGCGCCCTGAATTATTTACATTAGTAAATTTTGCTTGTCCACTATTTGATACATTTGTAAATTTTCCTGGCATAAATTATTCGATTATAGTAGTTGTAGTGGTTGTTGTACTTGTTGTATTCAACCAAGGTGCTTGTTCTATTAATACAGGAGGATTAATTTGATTTTCAATTTGTTGGGTAACAGATGCTTCATAGTTTTGCATACTAGCAGTTCCCATTGAAGCAGTCATCCAATTATATACTATATCATAAGTAAGTTCTTCAAAAGGAATAAATGTAGATCCTGTTTCATAAGTAACTCCTTGAACTCCTATTACTGACGATTGGTATGATCCTGTAGAACCATATAATTGCCAATGTACATTAAACACAACATTTGTTTCTCCAGATGCTGTTGGATAGGCTTCTAAAGGATTTAAGTTCCAAGGATAATTAATCACCATTCTGTTTGCTTTTTAATAAATATTTAAGTTCGTCTATTTGCTTCTGTTGTTCTTTTATAGCTTCGATTAAAAGAGCAGTTAATCCTTGGTATCTAACACTTTTCATTTTAGATTCTTCATTCTCTCTTACTAATTCAGGAAGTACTTCTTCAACTTCTTGAGCAATAACTCCTATATCTTCTTTTATTTCTAAAATATTATTCTGTTCTTTCCAATCAAATCTATATCCATTTAATTTTAATACTTTATCTAAAGCACTAGGTATTTTTTCTTTAATGTTTTTAAGTCTAATATCAGATGGTGAACCATATGCTACTAGATCTCCAGCAGCAGTAATAGTTCCTGATGAGTTAATTAAAACTTTAGCTACATTATCTACATAGAATTTATAATATTCATCTGAATTAAACATCATGGTACTGCCTTCTATTCCTATACCATATGATGTTGATGCTGTTCCTGTGTCATATAACAATATTTGATAACTACCAAAAGTACTAAAGCCTCCACCACTTACATTATTTCCTATTTGTAATTTACATTTTGGAGCGGTTGTTCCTATACAAACTTTATCTGTAAAAAATCTATCTCCAGGATTACTTACTTTCATTATTCTCCAACCTGAGATATAACATCTTCTTGTTCCACTAGTATTAGTATAATTAAATAATGCTTGAGGACCAAAATAGAATGTGTTTGCTACCCAGTTATTAGTATTTCCTGTGCCACTACCACCAGAAGATGTACCAATTCCATTCCAATATCCATAAACTTTTGTCCACGTAGTTCCTGGATTATAATTAAGCATTACATTGTAAGTATAAGATCCTGGATTTCCTCCTAACACTGAAAAATCTGCTCCATAATCTATACCACCCATGTAGTGGTTGTTAACAGAACCAGCTTCATTTTTAATCCAGCACTCCATATAATACCAATCGTTAGAACCAGTATCTGCAGGAATATAAGGAAATCCTGATGAGTAAGCTCCATT